GGTGAGAAGATTAAGTTTGCATACTTGAAAAACCCAAATCCGACACAAGACTATGTCATCTCGTGTCCGAATGGTCTACCAAAAGAATTGAAGATGGAAGCTTACATCGACTATGCGGTGCAGTTCGAGAAAGGCTATCTCAGCCCTATCGAGTCGATCACTAACACCATGGGATGGCAAGCAGAAAAACGCGCAACACTGGAGGATTGGTTCTCATGATGGTAACAGAATACAATGGTAATGGAAAATATGCAAACCGTCGAGCTGAATTGCATAAGCAAAGCTATGATGATTATTACTATGTCAAGTTTTTTGAAAATGATGAGCATATTGAAACGCGAGTTTTAAAAGAAAAAACATTACGATACGCAGAAGATTGCGCTGAAAACTGGACAATAGGAGTTATTAATGGCTAAACTAGATATAGACTTAGACTTTGATTTTGGTTTCACGACTTCATCTGAAGAAGAAATCAAACAAGAAGGCAACGATAAGGCAGATGCAATGTATGCTGCCATCATGCCTTTACTTGTAAATTTAAAGAAAGATGCAGATAAAAACCCGATCATCAACTGGCCTAATCGTGCCGAGAAGATCGATCTCTTCATTACTAAATTAAATAAGATTCTCGCATCTTAATGGTGTACAAATAAAGATATATCGTATATACTGGGACAATCAGACAAGGAGAAGTTATGTCAGACCTATTAAATAAATTGCGTAAGAATACCACAATCAAGGATTCAGATATTCTGTCTGATTCCAAGTTCTTCAATGCCAAGGACATGATCCGCACGACAGTGCCTGCAATCAACATTGCATTGAGTGGTAAAATTAATGGTGGCTTCGTCCCTGGTCTGACCATTTGGGCAGGTCCATCGAAGCACTTCAAAACTTCTTTTAGTCTTCTTATGGCGAAGGCATATATGGACACGTATTCAGATGCAGTCATGCTTTTCTATGACTCAGAATTTGGTACTCCGCAATCTTACTTCGACTCGTTCGGCATCGACACATCTCGAGTTCTCCATACTCCCATCACAGATGTCGAACAGTTGAAGTTTGATATTATGCATCAGTTCGAAGAGATCAAGCGCGGCGATCGTGTCATCGTTGTGATCGACTCGGTCGGCAATCTCGCTTCGAAGAAGGAAGTCGAAGATGCACTGAAGCAGAACTCAGCCGCCGATATGACTCGTGCAAAACAACTTAAGTCGCTCTTCCGTATGGTTACTCCCCATCTTAACCTGAAGGATATTCCTCTGATCGTGGTCAACCACACTTATCAGACTCAAGAGATGTACTCGAAGGCCGTCGTATCTGGTGGTACTGGCATCTATTACTCGGCTGACAACATCTTCATTCTTGGTCGTCAACAAGAGAAAGATGGCAAGGAAGTCACTGGCTACAACTTCATCATCAACGTTGAGAAGTCTCGCTTTGTAAAAGAAAAAAGCAAGATTCCAATCGAAGTATCATGGGACGAAGGCATCAGCAAGTGGTCTGGTCTGCTTGACATGGCTCTCGAGTCTGGGCACGTGATCAAGCCAAAGGTTGGTTGGTTCCAAAAGGTTGATATGATTACTGGAGAAATCTCCGATAAGTCGTATCGCTTGAATGATACCTATAACTTCAACTTCTGGCATCCTATTCTACAGTGTCCTAAGTTCAATGAGTTCGTTGAAAAGAAGTACGCTGCAGCTAACGGTGCCATTATGCAGAGTGAAGACGAAGTGGCAGATGTCTATGAGATGGAGGATGAATGAGAATTGAACATATCATATTTGGAAACCTTATCGAAAACGAGGAGTACGGTCGTAAGGTCATTCCATTCCTCAAAGAAGAATACTTTACAGACACCGTAGATCGTAAGATCTTCTCTATCATTCATGAATATGTGGGAAAGTATAACAACTTTCCTACAAAATCTGCTGTCGAGATTGATCTCAACGATGTCGGCGGGCTGTCTGACGATCAGTTCAAACTTGCTAAGGAAGTTGTATCTGGCCTTGATAAGTCCGAAGATCGTGATGTGGCATGGCTCGTAGATAATACCGAAAAGTTTTGTAAAGACAAGGCATTGTATAATGCTTTGATGCAATCGATTCAGATCGTCGATGATAGCAAGAAGGATAGCATCTCGGTTGGATCGATTCCACAGATCTTGACTGACGCACTCGGTGTTTCTTTCGATAGCCATATCGGCCACGACTTCTTGAATGATGCAGCAGAACGTTATGAGTTCTATCACCGTAAGGAAGTTCGCATCGGTTTCGACCTTGACTTCTTTAACAAGATTACTCAAGGCGGTCTGCCTCGTAAGACACTGAACATTGCTCTTGCTGGTACTGGTGTCGGTAAGTCATTGTTCATGTGTCATAACGCGGCTCAAAACTTGATGTCAGGTCAGAATGTCTTGTATATCACTTTGGAAATGGCAGAAGAAAGAATCGCCGAGCGTATCGATGCAAATCTCCTCGGTGTGACACTCGACGATCTGAAGGATCTACCTCAAGCGATCTACTACAAGTTGGTAGGGAAAGTCAAGGAACGAGCAAAAGGCAAGCTCATTGTGAAGGAGTATCCAACAGCATGCGCAGGATCCGCAAACTTTCGACATCTCTTGAACGAGTTGAAGATCAAGAAGAACTTTATCCCCGACATTATCTACATCGATTACCTGAACATCTGTGCGTCGTCGAGGATCAAGCCGGGATCGAACGTGAACTCGTACACTTACATCAAGGCGATCGCCGAAGAACTACGCGGCCTCGCCGTCGAGTTCAACGTGCCAATCGTTTCTGCTACTCAGACTAATCGTTCTGGTTTCAGCAACTCTGATGTCGGTCTCGAAGATACATCTGAATCGTTCGGTCTGCCAGCAACGGCCGACTTTATGTTTGCCTTGATTACGAGTGAAGAACTACGTCAGCTCAATCAGATCATGGTAAAGCAGTTGAAGAATCGTTACGGCGATCCTTCAGTGCATAAGCGATTCGTGATTGGTGTCGACTACTCGAAGATGCGTCTGTATAATGTAGAAGCATCTGCTCAAGAAGATCTTGTTCAGGATGAAGATCGACCAGTCTTTGACAACTCCGCTTCTGGTTATCGACTCGAGAATGAATCGAAGCCAGTCAGTAAATTCGAGAAAATTAAATTTGCAGGTTTCAAATGATCGATAATCTCAGGAACGGCTGGATAGTCAATACAGTCAAAAATCCTAAATACAAATGGAAGTGCCAGATACTAAAGAATTCTTGGTGGATGGTCGAGGAAGGCAATGAGCCTAATTGGTTTCATCGCAAGATGCAAGAACTTTGTTTTGGTTTTAAATGGGAGAAGATTGATGGTTAACTACAAGATCGTAAATACTGGAAAGATCGTCAACGTTGGTGGCGGGTTTGGCGAAATAGGCGGTGATATCCTTGAGACCAAGACAGATCAGATTGTAGTCAAGGGTATGCGTATGTCCAAAGCCAAGGAGATGGTTCGTCACCTAAACTTTGGCGGTGGGTTTGATGGATCTACGCCAGCATTTTTTTTAGCTGAACGCGAAAAAACTTTAGAATTGACTGTAGAACTTGTATAAATAGATGTACACTATGTGGTGCGTGGATATACAGTTTTAACTGTGTAAGAGGCAAGTGTCTTAATTGACGACTGGAATAGGCAGGGTCACAGGTGGGGTTCCTCCTGCTACACGCATGATGGGCGGCTTTCGGGTCGCCCATTTTTTTGCTCTTTTTTCGAAATAAACATGTACATTTTATCAAAGCTTTGGTAAGGTGGACCTATAATCAAGAAGGAAAAAACACATGTACTCCATTCAATATTTCGATCGTCTTAACAACAACCTCGACACCTCTTCGCCTAAATTCCCCACCATTCAACTTCTCGTCGATTTTATCAATCAAAACCCGACACTCGAATATTCAATCGCTCTTTACAAAAACTACTTCGTCGCCGCGACCGTCGACGATATCGTCCTTAACAAAAAACCTCGTCTAAAATTCGTTAGACTTATGTCTCGCCTATCTCCTGTGATTGATAATTACAACTAAAAATAAACATGTACAATTAATACAATT